AAGAGATATATCCACGAGGCTTTTTTTTGGAAAAAGGGAACACGGCCGCCGGATCCGAACGAGATCCGGAAGAGGAACCAGCGAAGTTCCGGCCAGGTTCCTGTGAACTAATAACCGAATACAGGAAAAAAGAGGAGAGAACATGAAGAAACTGGCGGTGGAGTACATCGAGACAGGGCAGCTGCGGCCCTACGAGAAGAACGCGAAACTTCACACGGAGGAGCAGATCGAGCAGATCGCCCGGAGCATTGAAGAATTCGGGATGAACGATCCGATCGCCGTCTGGAAAGACAACGAGATCATCGAGGGACACGGCCGCCTGCTGGCTTGTCAGAAGCTCGGCATCACGGAGGTTCCGATCATCCGCCTCGACGGACTCAGCGACGAACAGCGCCGTGCGTACATGAACGTTCACAACCAACTCACGATGAACACCGGATTCGACATCGAGCTGCTGGCTCAGGAGCTCGGCCGGATCGAGAACATCGACATGCAGCAGTTCGGCTTCGACATCTCCAGCATGCTTCCGGAGGACGGCGAAGTCATAGAAGACGAATACACGGAGCCGGAACAGATGCCGACGCGGAGCAAGCTCGGCGACGTCTACCGACTCGGAGACCACATCCTCATGTGCGGAGACAGCACAAAAGAGGAAGACGTCCGAAAGTTGACCGGGGGGGGTTCAATCGATTTACTGATCACGGATCCGCCGTACAACGTCGACATCGGGATCACTGACATCGAGGAAGCAAAAAAGCGCCGCCGCAGGACGGACGGACTCCTGATCCAAAACGATGCGATGAGCGAGGAAGACTTCTGGAAGTTCCTCATCAGCGCGATGAGCAACGCCGAAAAAGTCATGCGGCCCGGAGCCGTCTACTATATCTGGCACGCGGACAGCAACGGGATGCTTTTCCGCGAAGTCGTCGAGGAGGTGGGGCTCAAGCTCAGGCAAAACCTTATCTGGGTTAAAAACGCGCTCGTCCTCGGCCGTCAGGACTATCAATGGCGGCACGAGCCGTGCCTGTACGGATGGAAAGATGGCGCGGCCCACTACTTCACCAACAGCCGCGCAGAATCGACCGTGTGGGACGATTCTCCGGACATTGACCATCTAAGCAAAGCCGAAGCGATCGAGCTCCTCAGGACCATTTATGAAGGCGTGGCGAGCTCTGCAATCTACGAGAACAGGCCCACAACCTCAAAGCTTCACCCGACGATGAAACCGGTGACCCTGATCGGGTATCAGATAGCGAACAGCAGCAGACGCGGAGAGACGGTCCTCGACCTTTTCGGAGGATCCGGGACGACGCTCATCGCCTGCGAGCAACTCGGGCGCCAGTGCCGGATGATGGAATACGACCCGCATTATGCGGACGTCATCATCGACCGCTGGGAGAAGTTCACCGGACAGACAGCGGAGAAGATAAGCGAAGATGGTCAGGCTTGACGAGAACCTCGAAAAGATCCGGAAGGCTCAGGATGAACTGAACCGATGCCGGACAAAGGGTCCGCATTACAGAGACACACAGCGACGCCTCCGAAAGCTCAGACAGGAGCGCGCCGAAGCGATACAGAACCTGCGCAAAGCGGGCAGGATTTAACGAGGAGGCAAGATGGCGAAGAAGAGCATCCAGACGAATCTCTTCGAGATAAACACGGCAGCCATCCCGGACATGGCTTCATTATTCGGAGAAGAAGAGAAGCCGGAGACGGTCCTCAAAGACGAAAATTCCGAAGCGGAGGGACCTGATCAGACGCCGCTCGAGAAGCAGGAATTCAACACCGTGCGAGTGAAAAAGACGATCAACCGGCACAAGATGCGGAGGATCCTGTCGGAGGCAAACCTCGAGAAGGAGCTCCCCTGGCACTTCAGCGACGGCGACACGTTTCACTGCCTCAGCTGGGGAGACGTCGACAGCCTGACATACTTCCGGGCAGTCGTAAAACAGCAGCATATCAAGTATGCGCTGATCTCGACCTGGTGCATGGCGATGGAGGACCTCAGGGAGATGGATGATTGGATCTCCCGCGGATACGTCGACCGGATAGACCTGTACTGCGGAGAAATCTTCCGCGGGACATACGGCGCAGAATACGAGGCCGCGATCGAGCTCGAGAAAAAGCACGGAGGCAGGCTCTGCATCTTCCGGAATCACTCGAAGGTGATGGTCCTCATCGGGGACCGGTTCGACGCAGTGATCGAAAGCTCAGCCAACATCAATACAAACCCGCGAACCGAGCAAACAGTCATTAGCATCGACGGCGAGCTCGCGAGATGGTACAAGGACATCTTCGACGGAGTAATCAGCTTCGACCGGACGTTCGATTCGGTCAAGCCATACGATTTATAAGAATCAACAGAGAGGAGGCGGCAGAGATGGAAAAAGACGAATGGACGCGCAAGATCAAAGCCGCCTGCAGGAAGGCAGGGACCTTCCAGCCTCAATTCCGATACGTGATCGAGACGCTCGCCCAGATCATGGAGGACCGCGACAAGGTCCATGAGCAATACATCGCCAGCGGGGCGAACCCAACGATCATTCACACGAACAAAGCAAAGGAGAAGAACATCGTCAAAAATCCGATGCTGGTCATGGAGATGGAGCTCAACGCTCAGGCGCTCGCATACTGGCGGGACCTCGGGCTCACGCCGGCGGGCCTGCGGAAGCTCAACGCGGAAGTGGTGAAAGAGAATCAGGGCGGCGGAAACCTCGAGAAGATCCTCGAAGGACTGGCGGCGGATGGCTAAGGACTACAAAGGGACAGCGATCAGATATGCAGACGATGTAATCAGCGGGAAAATCATCGCGGGAGCGGACGTCATCAACGCCTGCCAGCGATTCAAGAACGATCTGCAGAGAACGGACATCGAGCTCCGGATGCACGATCCGAACCTCGCGATCGGGATCATGGAGAAGACGCTCGTGCATAAGCAGGGCGAGACGCTGGACGGGAAGCCGCTCATGGGGAAGCCGCTCAGGCTCGAGCCGTTCCAGGTCTTCATCGTCGTGAATCTGCTCGGCTGGTACTACACCGGGACGAACATCCGAAGATTTAAGGAAGCATTCATCATGCTGGCCAGAAAGAACGGAAAGACGACCCTCATCGCGGGCATCGCGTGGGCGGTTGGCATCATCCAGCGAAAAAGCGGAAGCGTGATCTACATGGTCGCCAACGCACTGAAGCAGACGCTGCAGGCCTTCAACTTCCTCAAGTTCTCCATCGAGTACCGGAAGCTGGATCAGACCTTCGACATAAAGGACAACAGCTTCGAGCACTCGATCAAGTATCAGTTCCGGAAGCCGGACGGCACTCCGGACGGGACGCTCGAGATCCAGGCGATGCCAGCGAACCCGGACCGGCAGGATTCCTTCAACAGCAACTTCACGATCGCGGACGAGGTCGCGGCATATAAGAACCCGGCACAATACAACCGATTCAAGGAAGCCGGGAAGGCATACACGAACAAGATGATCGTCGGCATCACAACGGCAGGCGACAACATGAATTCGTTCGGATACAACCGCATGATTTACGCGGTCAACGTAGCGAAGGGAGTCATCGAGGACGATTCCCTTTTTTCGTTCGTAGCGCGAGCGGATCAGGACGAGAAGGGCAACGTGGATTATTTGAATCCGATCCAGCATCAGAAAGCCAATCCGAACTACGGGGTAACGATCCGGCCGGAAGACATGATGGCGGACGCCTATCAGGCGCAAAACGACCCGCAGCAGCGGAAGGACTTCCTCAGCCGGTCGCTCAACGTCTACACGGCAGCGATGCGCTCATGGTTCGACATTGAGGAGTTCAGGAAGTCGGACCGGCAGTACAACTGGACGATGGAAGAACTCGCAAAGCTCCCGATCTACTGGTACGGAGGCGCGGACCTGTCGAGGACTTACGATCTCACAGCGGGCGCGCTCTTCGGTCAATACGGAGACGTCGACATCATCATCACGCACGGCTTCTTCCCGGTAACGCAGGCGGCCGCGAAACAGGACGAGGATCAGATCCCAATCTACGGATGGAAGGATGACGGCTGGCTCACAATCTGCAACGGAGCGACGGTCAACATCAGCGACATCGTGAACTGGTTCATCGAGATGAGGAACCAGGGATTCCGGATCGCTCAGGTCGGACACGATCGCAAGTTCGCCGGAGAGGAATTCATACCACAGATGAAGGCAGCAGGATTCAACACCGTGGACCAGCCGCAGTTGTTTTATTTAAAATCCCGAGGCTTCCGGCATATCGAAAAGGCCGCGAAGGACGGGATGCTTTATTACTTGCACTCGACCGCATACGAGTACTGCGTCAGCAACGTCATGGCGATAGAAAAGACAGACGATGCGGTCAGCTATCACAAGATCGACGCGAAGAGCCGGATGGATCTCTTCGACGCGTCCGTCTTCGCATGCATCAGATGCCTCGAGGACGGCGACAAACAGGCACGGATTGGAGGTTGGTTCGACTAAACGTTATGAGCAAGAAAAAAAGAAAACAGAGACGGGACGGATTCGCAGATGTACCGGTCCCGAAAGTGGTTCCAAAAAGCACGATCGGATTCACGCTCAGCGAGGACTTCGACCAGCTATGCTGCAGCGAGTACACGAGCCTGGACAAATGCCCGGAGATCGCGGCAGGGGTCCAGCGGATCGCCGAGCTCATCGGATCAATGACGATTCATCTGATGGCAAACACGGACCGCGGAGACATCCGGATCCAGAACGAGCTCAGCCGGACGATCGACATCGAGCCGATGCCAACGATGACCCGGAGCAACTGGATGACCTTCATCGTCATGAACATGCTGCTGTACGGCAAAGGGAACGCGATCATCCTCCCGCACACGTGGGAGGGCTACATCAAGAGCCTCGAGCCGGTCGCAGCGGACAGGGTCCAGCTTCTCCCGCGAGGAAACAGCCGGAGAGACTACGACATCTTCATCGACGGCATAAAACGAGATCCGGCTAACCTGCTTCACTGCGTATACAACCCGGACAGATTTTATCCATGGCGAGGAGCCGGGCTGGATGTCCAGCTCCGGGACGTAGCGAAGACGCTCAA